GGTAAAAGGGGAACTAACTACTAACTTTGATTTTAACGACGCTATCAAACGCCTAAGAGGTGATAAATAAAAAATACTTAGTCTTAGATAGTGATAGCCGTTACTATATTGTAACAGGTGGACGTGGCTCAGGTAAGTCTTACGCTATTTCTACTTTACTATGTTTATTAACACAACAAGTAGGTCATGTTATCCTTTTTACTCGTTATACTTTGCGCTCAGCTGGCGTATCTATTATACCAGAGTTTTTGGAGAAAATAGAGTTCTTAGGAATGGAAGACGTTTTCCATATAACCAAGGACGAAATAATAAACAAGCAGTCGGGAAGCCGTATATTGTTTAGAGGTATTAAGACAAGCTCAGGAGACCAAACAGCTAACCTCAAATCTTTGCAAGGGGTGACAACCTGGGTCCTGGATGAAGCGGAAGAGTTAACCGATGAGGAAACCTTCGATAAGATAGATTTATCAGTAAGGGCGAAAGGAATACAGAACAGGGTGATACTAATAATGAACCCTAGCACAAAAGAGCATTGGATATATAACCGATTCTTTGAGATGAGAGGAGTACAGGAAGGTAGCAACGTCACAAAGGGGGACACTACCTACATACACACAACCTATCTAGACAACTTAGACAACCTCAGCGAAAGTTATATTAATCAAATAGAGAACATACGAACACGACGTCCTGAGAAGTTTAAACACCAAATACTAGGAGGTTGGTTAGACAAAGCAGAGGGCGTTATATTCAGCAACTGGACGATAGGCAAGTTTCAACAGGTGGCCCCGAGCGTATTCGGGCAAGACTTTGGTTTTTCAGCCGATCCAACTACTTTAGTAGAGACAAGCATAGACAAGGCAAACAAGAAAATATACATTAAGCTACATTACTATAAGCAAGCCTTAACGACTTCACAAATAGCAGAACTAAACAAACGATTCGCGGGAAGCAGTCTAATAGTAGCAGATTCAGCAGAGCCAAGATTAATAAGTGAGTTAAGTGTAAGTAATAACATAGTCCCTACAATCAAGGGGCAAGGCTCAGTAACTTACGGTATAGCATTGCTTCAAGACTTCGACCTAATTATAGATGAGGGAAGTACCGACTTAATCAAGGAACTAAACAACTACTGTTGGCTAGAAAAGAAAAGCAGCACACCTGTAGATAAATACAACCATGCTATAGATGCACTTAGGTACGCTGTAAGCTATCAACTAGAAAACCCGACTAGGGGCGAATACCATATAAGGTAGGTCAACTTAAGAAATGGGAGGGGAATAATGTTAAGTGCATAGCGGCTAAGTTAACTAGCTACCCCTCTCACTACCGACTTAATACAAAAACACAATTAAACGTATATAAATTATGAAAGTTAAGATACAACTTCCTGAGAGCTTGCGAGAAATAACGCTCGCACAATACCAGCACTTTTTAGAACGTGCGAAAGGTTTAGAAGAGAACGAGCTAAAGGCGTTAATGATTGAGTGCTTTTGTTTGATACCAGCAGACAAAGTAAAGCTGATAGAACGTGCTTCTGTAGAGGAGGTATGTTTACACCTAGATAACTTATTTATTCAAGAGAAAAGTCTAGTAAACAAGTTCGAGTTAAAGGGGTTTAAGTTTGGTTTTGTGCCTGACTTAGATGCTATGACTTTCGGGGAGTACGTAGACTTAGATAAGTACATAGGAGACTGGAGCAATATGCACAGGGCAATGGCTGTACTATTCAGACCTATCGGAACTGAGATAAAGGAGGAATACAAAATAGTAGACTACGAGGGGACGGATGAATACGCGGAACTAATGAAGCTAATGCCTTTAGACGTAGTGTTAGGCGCACAGGTTTTTTTTTGGAATTTAGGAAGCGAGTTACTAGCAGCTTTACCGAGTTATTTAGAGAAGGAGGGGAGGGCGATTATTCAACTAGGGCGCAGTTCGGGAGAAAATGGGGCTGGTATAGCTCAATCTATCAGCTCGCTAGAGGAGATGTTAGGAACTTTGAAGCAGTCACTAAACTCCGACTTTCAACAGCTCTTACCTACCTCACTTTTGAAAGCGAGAAAAACAGAATAGAAACAAACGAGATAAAGAAACAGTTTAAAAGATGACAGCATACTACGACATACTAACAACTATTAAGGCGCAGCTAGATGCTGATGTATTTGTTAACACGGTAACTCAGGGAGATATATTCGACGTTGACTTAAGCAAGCAGACTATTTTTCCTTTAAGTCATATAATGGTAAACAGCGTAAACAGGGAAAGCAACACCTTAAGGTTTAGCGTTACTGTTATGTGCATGGATATAGTAGACAAAAGCAAGACCGAAACTACAGATATATTCAGAGGAAACGACGACGAACAGGACGTATTAAACACTCAGTTAGCTGTAGCACTTCGTATGCTTGAGATATTCGACAGAGGGAACAACGTAAGAACTTTCAGAATAGACGGAGACCCTACAATAGAGCCTTTTACAGAAAGGTTTGAAAATTACTTGGCGGGCTGGGCTGTTACCTTCGATATTTTAGTACCTAACGATATGACTATATGTTAAGTGACGAAGTAAAAATAGAACTGAGTAAATTCGCAAAGGCGGTGATTAAGTCGAGCCGTAGCAACTTAACGCGAAAAGGAAAGAACGCGAGTAAGGAGCTTTATAGGTCTTTAGACTTTGATTTAAACGTAACAAAGAACTCTTTTAGCTTAGCGTTTCTTATGGAGGCTTACGGTAAGTTTCAGGATGTAGGGGTGAGCGGTAAAAAGAAGAAATACAATACGCCTTTTAGTTACAAGTCAAAGATGCCTCCAGCTAAGGCGTTTGACAAGTGGACTATTAAAAAGGGGCTAGCACCTCGAGACAAAGAAGGAAAGTTTATAAGCCGAAAGAGTTTGAATTTCTTAATAGCTCGCAGCGTATATAACAACGGAATAAAACCTAGTCTATTTTTTACTAAACCTTTTGAAGCAGCGTTTAAGCGTTTACCTGATGACTTAATAGAGAAGTTTGGTTTAGACTTAGAAGACTTTTTAACATTCACAACTAATAATTTACCTAATGGCAACTAGCATATTTGTACGCAGCCCTTACATAGTTAGCAAGACTAGCTCAGTGGGAAACGTCGTAAAAGCGGAACTATATATATACAATAACCCTTCAAGTGTACCGAGTTCACCTACTTACACACTAAGCAAAGTTATACCTAGCTCAGTAGCAACTACTGCGCACTTTGATATAAGCCCTTATTGTAGGGAGTACATTTCTTTTCAGAAGTTTACAAGTGCCTCAGTAGAGACAGCAGCGGGGAATAATGAGTATTGTTTTATTCGCGTAAAGGTCTACGTAAACGAGGTACTCGACAGCACTACAGACTATGTAGCTTTTGACGGATTCGGATATTACGAGCAAGGATACAACCCTAGCCTAGGAGATACAAGCGGAATAACAAACAGCGCAGTATTTTTAGACGAAGGTACTTACTATGTACAGGAGACAGGTAACGGAGGAGGTATCTACTTTCACAACGTCTCTGGTAGTTTAACCAATGCGGTTTATAATAATACAGATTCTATAAGCTTAAACAACGGAGTTAAATTCGTGCCTTACGTACACCCTAGCCATGTAGGAGTAACTAACGTAGTAGAGATATACGAAGCGGGCTTTCCTGTACGTACTTACACCTTTGAGCCAATATGCGAACCTAAGTACACGCCTTTAGTTTGTGACTTTATTAACCAGTACGGGGTATGGCAGCAGATCATTTTCTTTAAAGCGAGCGAGCGTAACTTTGAAGCAACGGGAACAGAATACAACTTAATGCCTTCTAGTATTAATTATGACATCTACCAAAACAGGAGACAGGTATTTAACAGAAACGCGAAAAAGAGCATAACAGCGAACACAGGCTTCGTACCTGAGAGCTACAGCAACGTAATGAAGGCAATGCTACTTAGTGAAAAGATAATGCTAGACAACGAGCCTGTAAAGCTAAGAACTCAGAACGTAAAACTACAGGAACATATCAACGACAAGCTAATTAATTACAGGGTAGAGTTTGAGTACAGCCATAACCAACTAAACTACGTTATATAATGCGGACGGTACAGATATACATAAACGACGAGATACTAGATTTATTCGATGATGAGAATATAGAAGTAAGCTCAAGTATTCAAAATATTAACGACATAGCGAAAGTATTTACTGACTTTTCGCAGCAGTTTACTGTACCCGCTTCACCGCGTAACAATGAGATATTTAAACACTACTACCAGAATGACGTAGAAGACGGCTTTATAGCCAAGGAAAGACAACCAGCTAGAATAGAAATAAACTACACGCCTTTCAGGAGAGGTAAGATACAGCTCGAGGGTGCGGAGTTAGTAGAGGGCGAAGCACAGCACTACAGTATTACTTTCTATGGTGAGGTGGTAACCCTTAAAGACCTTTTCGGAGATGACAAGCTAAGAGACTTAGACTATAGCAGTTTAAGTTTTGACGGTACATATAACGAGGTAAAAACAAGCCTAACAAGTGGCAGCAGTTTAGACGTTCGCTATCCTTTAATAACTAGTGATAGAGTTTGGGAGTATGGAGATGCAAGTTCTAACGACATTAGTTTAAGCGGCAACGCTATAGACTTTACAGAGTTATTCCCAGCGTTAAGGACTGCTAAAATATTCGAGCTTATAGAGGCACAATACGGGTTAACTTTCGAAGGTAACTTTTTAACAGATGACAGATTTACGAGCCTTTATACTTGGTGGAAAAATAGCAATGTATTTACAGCGGGTAAAGCTCCTATACAGATTCCTTTTACTACTTACTTCCCTGTACAGCCTGACGATGTAGACTATGAGCCTTTAGAGAATAACAGAATACGCTTTAAGTATATAGACGTTATGCAATGGGAACCGTATAACGACGGCACTTGGACTTTCAACTCTTCGTCTTTTGACGGTGTTATTTCTGTAACAGCAACTAACCCAGCTACTCAGTTTGTGGTGGACGTTCACAAAAACGGGGACTATGAATATAGCACAGCGGTACAAACAGGAGATATTTACTTTGAGTTCGCTTCGTTCTATCAGAACTTAGTAGGACAGGACGATTACTATGAGTTTTTTGTTCGTACTAACGATTCTGATACTTTTGTAGTTAGTGGAAGTTGGTTTTTTAGATACAGCGTAACGGACGGCAGTAATCAAACATTTAACCTTAATAGAAGCTCAGCAAGTGCAAACGAAAACATAGTAAGCGTTACAGAAATAGACTTTGTAAACACTGCCCCTGATATGACTGTAAGCGAGTACTTCGCTGGAGTGCTTAGGATGTTTAATTTAACTTGTTACCCTACAGATGAAAACACCTTTCAAATAGAGCCGTTAGAGTTTTGGTACAGCATAGGCGAGGAGATAGACATAACCGAGTATACAGACGTTAGTAAAATAAAGATTGACAGACCTAAGCTATATAACAATATAGAGTTTAATTGGCAAGAGAGTAAGTCTTTATTAAACGTCGAATACAGGGAAAACAATAACAAGCAGTACGGAGGGTTAAAAAACTTTTTTGGTTACGACGGGGGAGACTTTAAAATAGAGCTACCCTTTGAAACTTTACTATTTAGCAAGTTCACAGGAACTAATTTACAAGTAGGTTACTCACTCGAAACGCCTCCGAGTTATACGCCTATTATACCTAAGGTTACCATGCTTTATTTCTATCCTGTTAGTCAGAGCTGCAGTTTCTATTTAACAGACGGTATAACTACTACAGATGAAATAACAAACTACTATCCTTTCGGACAGGAAACCTTTTACAATACATCAGACTATTCTATAAACTTTAACGAGGAGTTTAGCTCGCTTAGTTTAAACCCTGTTAGTAATTCACTTTATAACGTATATTATAGAGCGTATCTACAAAACTTGTTTAGCAATAAAGCGAGGGTCGTAACGGTGGAAACTAATTTACCTTTAAGGCTACTTAATTCGATCCAGTTAAACGATGCGCTAATAATACGAGATAAAAAGTACAGGATTAACTTAATGAAGTCTCAGCTAACGACAGGAAAAGTAACGCTTGAGTTAATTACTGACATAGTGACACAGCCAAGGACTGTACCTCCTCCAGCTCCTCCTTTACCTGTAGACGGTGGCGACTTAGTTTTACCTATTAAGCCTATTAAACCGAGTAAGGGCGGTTATTGGACTATTGTACCCGCAACGCCTTATCCTTGGATAACTACGACACCTGTAACACTTGTTAAGCAGACGGGCGAAGTGAATATAGAGTTTGACGTAGCAGCTAATGGAACAGGAACAGACAGAACAGCTTACTACGATGTAGAATTTTACGACGGTGACAGCAACCTATACAAAAGCGAACCTTATATAATTACACAAAACGGAACGGAAGGATTTATACTACAGGAGAATGATTCGCTGTTGTTACAAGAAAACGGATTTAGATTAAGAATATGAAGCATATACTAGAATTGTTAAAGATGAGCGACTGGCACGCAGTTAGTGAAAACGTGGACATAGCAAAAGGAAAGTACAAGCTCGAGACTACTATTAAGGGCAAAATGAAAAAAGAGAAAAGACGTAAAGCATGGCAATAGAAAAAACAATAGTATTAAATGTAAATGCACAGGAGGCACTTAAAGAGCTTACTAAACTAGGTAAGCAATTTGAGGAGGACTACCAAAACGCGGACAATTTAACAGCTGAAATAGGAGCTTTAGAAGATGCGCTTTATGAGATGGCACGCTCAGGAAAGCAAGGAACTAAAGAATTTAAAGACCTGTCTGCCGAGGTTGGTAGAATGAAAAAAGTCATAATCGATACCGATATGGCGGTAGACGGTATGAGCCAAACTTTAGCGCAAAACTTAGGCGGTGCTTTAGGAGGTATTACTGCGGCGTTTGAACTTGGTACTGGTGCTATGGGTGCTATGGGCGTAGAGAGTGAAAAGGTAGAGGAGGCTTTACTTCGCGTTCAAAGTGCTTCGGCTATTGCTCAAGGTTTTCAAGGTATTAGAGAAAGCGTATCAAGTTTTAAAGCGTTAGGCGTTGCCATCCGTTCTAGTGCTGTAGCTCAAAAGGTGCTTAACGTAGCCATGAAAGCTAACCCGATAGGCTTAATAATTACTGGTATAACTGCTCTTATAGCGGCTATAGTTGCTTTAATTTCTAATTTTAAAGCTGTAACCGACTGGCTAGGTATTACTGACAACGAAGCCGAGAAACTACACGCTAACAACGTAGAAAGGGCGCAAGAGTTTATAAAGCTACAAGAGAAAAGAGTAGAAGCCGTTAAAAAGGAAGCGGATGAGATAGGTAGAAGGTACGATTTTGAAATAAGCAAAGCGCGAGCGGCTGGAAAAGAAACGTTTTTACTAGAGCAAGAAAAGAGAAAACAGACGATAGAAAGCACAAGGCTAGAAATTAAATCTATTCAAGATGTAATAAAAGCAAGGATAGCAGCTTTTCAAGTTCAATACGGATTAAGTGAAGAGCAAGCCAAAATAGCACTGTCACAAAATAAAGCTATTCAGGAGTTAATAGCTAGAATAAACGAATTAAGAATAAATGTCGAGGAATCTCAAAGGGAGATAGAAGTTTCTGAGATTGAACACCAAAAGAAATTAGAAGACACTAGAAAGGCTGCAGCGGATAAACGTAAAGAAAGAGAAGCCAAGGAAGCAGAGGAGAGGTTAAAAAAAGAAAGAGAAGCGGAAGAGATTAGCTCGCGTATTCTTAACGAATTTATTTTACACGCTCAAAAGAGTAGACAAGCTCAAGAACTTGAACTTTTAACACTTGGCAACGAAGAGAAGCTAAACGCTAATCAAAACTTTTGGGCTGCTGTAGTCGAAGGTAATAAAAAGAAGTCGGAAGAGGAGCTACAACAAGAAAGAGAGTTACAAAGCGCGAAGCTAGATTTAGCGGGTGCAACTTTGCAAGGAATAGGAAGCCTAGTAAATGCGTTCGCTGGCGAAAACGAGGAACAACAAAGAAGAGCTTTTAACATAAGCAAGGCTATTAGTATAGCACAAGCAACTATAGACACGTACAAGGGTGCTACGGCTGCTTTTGCTTCGACTGCTGCTAGCCCGTTAGGTATTGCTAACCCCGCTGCTCCTTTTATTGCTGCTGCTGCTGCGGTTGCTGCTGGACTTGCTAACGTGGCGACTATTGCTAGACAACAATATCAAGGCGGTGGCTCAGGCGGTGCTGGTGGAGGTGCTGGAGCTTCTAATCCGCCCGCAGAACTATCTAACCCTGCGACTTTTAACGTAGTAGGTAACACAGGCACTAACCAACTAGCTCAGACATTAGGACAGCAACCTTTACAGGCGTATGTAGTGGCGGGAGATGTTACCTCGGCTCAGTCGCTCGAAAGAAACAAAATACAACAAAGTACACTTTAAACGTAAATAAGTTATGGAATTACAAGAAGTAGAATTATTCATTAAGGACGAAAACGAGGACGGAGTATTCGCAGTTTCGTTAGTAGAAAACCCCGCTATCGAGGAGAACTTTATAGCCTTGTCGGGTTATAAGATGGAGTTAAAAGTAGTAGACGATGAAAAGCGTATAGTTACAGGGCTTGCTTTAGTACCTGAAAAGCGCATTTATCGTAAGATTAAAGAAAAGGAGTTTAATATTTACTTCTCAAAAGAGACTATCTACAAAACTGCTGAGCTATTTATGAAAAAGTTGAACCTTAACAACGTGACTTCTGAGCATGAGCGACCAGTTACAGGGGTAAGTGTTATTGAAAGTTGGATAGTTGAGGATACAGACAAGGACAAAACAGCGTTATACAACCTTAAAGCTCCTGTAGGAAGTTGGGCTATTACTATGAAAGTATACAACGATAACGAATGGGAGAAAATAAAAGCGGGCGACTATAAGGGGTTTTCTATTGAGGGTATTTACCAAGGCTTAGAAGCTTTAGAGATGAGCAGCGAAAACGAGATAATCGAGGAACTAAAAGCTCTAGTAAATGGCGACAACTAAAAACACTTCTTTCAGAGTACACGTACAGGAAAGCGACCTAGAAGAAGTTAACAGCGTAAACGTAGAACAGGGTGCAATGTTAGTTACTAACGAGGCGCTTTTCATGGGCTTTAACGATGAGATGGTTAAAGTATACCCCGCTCAAAGTTCGGGCTTAGGTTTAGGCTGGGCAAGGTACGACGACACACAATATACAAGTGCTTCATCTTATGCGTTTACAACTGCTACGGAGTTTACTGTACCTAACAACGCTGGCAACGTATTAAACACCTATATAAACAGTTCTACGGCTTATTATAATGGAACTAAGCTATTTGCCGAAAACGAGAACGACGTATATATAGTTACTATAGCATTTAAAGCTAAGATAAGCAACGCTAACGGCTATATTGATATTTATTTGCAAGGTGGAAACGGAACGCCTTACGAAAGGGTAAGAGATATTATAGTTTTCCCGAAAGGTAATGACGTAGAGCATACCTATACAAAGCAGTTTCAATATTATTCAGATTCAGACGTAGTAACAAACGGCTTAAGCGTTAAGATGCTGCCTAGTGATAACGGAGAGATATACGACGTAATCTATTTTATTCAAAGAACACAAGTACATATATGATACCGAGTAGAACAAGCCCGAGAGGAGGGCGTAGAGGTTGCCTATGTAAAGACGGCAAGACTTATAGTCGTAAATGCTGCGACGGAAGCATAGGAGCGCAAGGAATAGGAAGCACTGTAAACACTAATACTTCAACCGTTGTAAACGAGGACACAACGCGAACTACTACCCGCGTTTCTAGTTAAATTTATAACAAACAGAAAATAAAACGTATATAGTAATGAAAGTTCTTTTAGAGAGTTACACAGACTATCCTCAGAGCGCAACTAACAACGCAAAGAGAGCGCTTGAATGGGTAGAGAAACACGGCTGGGGTACTTGCGGAGAAGCTACAGGAAAAGCGAGAGCTAACCAACTAGCAAACAGGGAGCCAATAAGTAGAGATACTATTGCTCGGATGGCAAGCTTCAAAAGACACCAACAGCATAAAGACGTACCTTATAGCGAGGGTTGCGGTGGTTTAATGTGGGACGCTTGGGGAGGAACTTCGGGTATTGAATGGGCAATTAATAAGTTAAATAAAATAGAAATGAAAGAACAAGTAAACGAGCTACTTCGTAAGATAGGTTTAAAAGCCGTAGAAGTAAAGCTAGAGCAAATTATGACAGCGGACGGACAAGCAGCACTAGAAGCTGAAGTATTCGAAGCGGGGCAACCTGTATTTATCGTTAATGAGGACGAGCGTATTCCTTTACCTGTAGGAGAGTACGAAATGGCTGAGGACATGATTCTTAAAATTGAAGAAGAGGGAATTATCGCTTCTTTCGAGAAAAAGGAAATGGAAGAGGAAGCTGCTGAGGTAGAAGCTGAGGAAAAAGAAATGGAAGAGGTAGCTGCTAGCGAAGAGCCAACTGCTACACCTGTAGCTAAAAAAGTAGTAGAATCAGTATCTAAAGAAACTTATTTCTCAGCTGAGGAGAGAGAATCTTTAATTGCTGAGTTGAAAGCTCAGATTTTAGCAGAACTTTCTAAAGAGGACGAAAAAGAGGAAACTACAGAAGAGGTAGAACTTTCTAAGCCTATTCAACACAACCCTGAGAACGCACAACCTAGACAACAAA